GAATATGTTTTAGAAGAACGTGAACCCCCCTGATTAACAATGAAACGAATATCATTATTATTGAGGGCTACATTATTACGTGTAAGAACGTTGGTATGGCGTATCTCTAGATTCATTCCTGAAATAATTTATACCCCTTACAATGGTTAATCTTGTTATTGAATAATCTAGATAAATTTCCCCTATCAAGATTTAATTCATCTGCTGCACTTCTAATTGAATTGAATTCAAATATTTTATTATCCTTTATTAATTTAATATTACATACTCCTTTATTTAATATTTGACGACAATGAATCATATTCTCACTATGATTTACCCATTCTAAATTATCTATATTATTATTTAATTTATTACCATCTATATGGTTTATATAATTCTTTGTTTTATCTTCATTTGAAATAAAAGCTTCTGCTACTAATCTATGTACACATTTGTTTTGTATTACATTACCATAAAGTCTAACTCTGTTATATCCTTCTTTTGTTAGTCTAATTGATAGTTTCTTATTAACTTTATTTTTAACATTACCTAATGTACTTATTTTATAGTTATCGAAACCTTCAATTGTTTTCCATTGTTCCATAGTTTTATTATTTATTTGTTTGTTTTATTTTTTCTGGGGGAGTATTCCTATTTCTTTAAAGGTTTTCTTTTCCCCCTAACAATTCTTCTTTCAACTATCTTTTCAGTTATATCCTCAATCTTATCTTTTGCAATTTCAATAACTGCATCAACAACTGCTTCAAATATTTCTTCAAACATATGCTCAAATCCAATCTTTGCATAGTTCTCATATTTTGAAGGGTCAACTTTATTTGTATCAAAAGTAACATTACCTAACATTGGATTAACTCTACTCACGATTAACCCCTCATATTCTTTTTTTAATTTTAACATAATTTTAAATTGTTTTAAATTTATTTTAACTTTTTTATTTCTTCAGGTAATTTCATAACTTCCTGATTGTCAGTGTTTGAGGGCATTATCTCAATTAATTTAATTACCTCAATATTGTTAATATCTTTTCCATTTGTTGTTACATCAATCTTTTGATAATGCAAACCTGATATTCTATTTATTTCTCTTTGGATTTCTAACCTTAATTTTTTATCATTAGTATCCATATACATTTTTTCCATTTTAGCAATTGTTGCTGCTAACCTATCCCTCGTAATATCTATTAAAGCTTCATTAACTAAAGGTTTAGCTTCTGCAATTAATTGATAACTGTAAACCACCGAATATTCTAGTTCAACTAAATTCTTAATTATCTGTTGTTGGGGGATTCCCGTTGCTGTCCAATCAATAATCATATTGATTAAATCTTGTTTTTTGTATGTGGGGTTGACCTTTCTCATTCTTAATTTTATTGTTTTATGATGTTATATGAAAATATTTTTTATTGATGTTGTGTTTATTGATTTATAAGTAGTTGATTATTAATTAGTTAAATAGTCTATTAAGTTAGTAGATTAATAGAATTGATATTGACCCCCCAAAACTTGCTTTTTGCTTCGAATAATTGTATTAATCTTTGATTGCGTAGCCCAACTTTTCACAAGTTGGTAAGCTTCGCAATGGAATTTTTCATTTTTATCTAATCTTTGATATATTTAATTGTCTCAATTATATCATTTTCACTTAACATAGTCACCTCTTTCCAGATTAATCTTTTATCATAATTATCTTTAGGTAATAATTTTGATTGCCACATATAATGATTTAAATCTGTATTCAATTTAAAAATACATAAACGGTCTTTAAAAAATATAAAGTAAAGTATATCAGAATTTGTTTTATCTATTTTTAGTTGATTTATTATCCCCTCAATTTTTTTCTTCTCTAAAATTTGCCCACCGAATGATTTTATAGCATTGTAAGAATAATTCTCACGCACTTTAATCTCTACAACGTATTCTGTGTTCGCTGATATAATAAAGTTATCATAACTGAAGAATTCACCTTGCATAACAAAATTTTGTATTTCAATTTGGTTAGCAGTTTTATTTCTACAATAATATGCTATTGCTTTCTGTTCAGCTTTCTTTTTTTGTTCAAATGCTTTTTCTTTGTCTGTCATAATTATAAATAGTAAGAAATTTTATAAAATCGCCTAAATGATAAAAAAAAATTATCCAATATAATCTCTTAACTTTTCATTCCAATCAATCTCATCACCAAGCACAATGAACTTAAATAAATTATCGTTCTGCATTATCAGGAAATTAAATATATCTTCCTCATCCTCCCCAGAAACTTTTGACAATAGTTTAGAACTTATTTTTATATGTTTATTGATAGCATCTTTTACTGCTTTACATTTATTGTAATCTTCTTTTTCTATATAGTGTTTTAATAATATATTCTTTTCTATTATTTCTTCTATACTTATTTCTGATAGCTTATCTATTATATCTAATCTTTCTTGTTCATTATTTATTTTATTATCTATGTAATATTCTATACTGTTTATTTTCTTTTTCATAGTGATTTATATTTTAATAGTTATTTATATGTAAATATATTTTTTCTTTTTTCTGGGGAGGATGTTGGAACTTTGTATAGATTTGGGAAATGAAAAATAAAAAAAATCCCCCCAAAATTAATTGAGAGGACTTCTAAAATAAATAATCGATGTCAAACGATTAACCGCCTTGGCAAGCGAACTTGTCACTTTTGTGACGAACTTAAAAAAAAAATCTTTATTTCATAATCTGTTCTAATTTAATATTCAATGATACTGGTATTGCTTTCTTTACAATTAAACTTCTTGCTTTATCAATGTTTAATCCATACATACCTTTTTGAGATACACAAAATGCAATCGCACCTTGAATTCTATCTATTTTTAAATATTGGCCTTTATATGCAACCAATAAATCTTCTAATTTAAATTTACTCATATTCTTGTTTTATTTATTATTTCAAATATATAAATTTATTCTAATTAAAAAAAAATTATTTCAATTCCCCCGAAAACTGTCTTAATAATAGATGTAAAGCTATCTCTTGCCAATCAGTTTGCTTCATTCCATTAATGCTCTCTAATTGCTTTTTAAATTCTATGCATTGTTTATCATCTAAATTCTTATTGATGATGTCTGAGCACACCAAAAGCGCTTCCAACTTGCTCCAGCTTTGTATTTCTTGTTCTGGTGTTTCGTTTATTCTTAAATTAGCCATAATATTTTGTTTTTGTTTGTTTGTTATTTATAAATAGTTATAAAAAAAGTAAAATCGTATTTTTTATTAAAATTAATACACATTTATTTCAAAATCATCATTTCTGTAGTTGATTTCAACTTCCAATCCCCTATATTTCATTTTAGGTCTATCATATATAGTATCATATTGAGAATCTGCTGTACAATGTTCAATAAAATAACAGGAATTGAATTCACTTATCATCATTCTATATAGATGTATACTTAAAACTAATTTAGTTGCTGTAAATGGTCTACAATCTCTTATATTTCTATTATATTGTTTATTATAGAAATTATGTTCTGCCTCTCTATAATAATCATTGAATGTTTTATGTTCTATTTTTAAATCTTTTTCTACTAATAGGGTTCTAGTGTATTTAATTGCCTTTGGTTTATTATTATAAATGCAATCGTGTAATTGTTGGTTGTAGTAATTCATAATGTTTTTCTTTTTTCTGGGGGGTTATCTCCATTCTTTATATAAATAGTTTTAAAAAAACAAAAAACCGCTCACATTTAACAATTCGGCAGAATAAATTTATATGAGCGGCTTAACCTAAAGCAAGAAGAGTATATTGAAATCCGTTAGGATTATATAACAAATATAATAAACTTTTTTAAATAAAAAAAATATTTATTAAAAAAAAATGCACTGGCTAAGTAAATTATTAACAACCAGTGCATTACAGTGCGTTTATTTTATCCTGCTTTTTCTCTTAAGCAGTATTAAATTAAGAATTAACATATTCAATTCAAATTTATGAATTATTTTTTAGAATTCCAAAATCTTTTAAACTGAATTTCATAAAAATTATAAAATTTATTATCGTGTTTAAAATTAATTCTTATATTACCACAATACAATCTTGTAATTGGCTTTCCTTTTGAGCCTATTACTTTATCTGATAGTTCATCATATTTAAATCCTTTTTTGATTAGGATATTGTATTTATCTTCATTTGTCATAGTTGTAAATTTAAATTGTTTAATCTTTCTAATCTCTCAATACAAAAATGTTCTAATGTAATTAGTTTAATTTTTTCTTCTTCTTTGAATTTTTTTTCTATTAATCCTTCTTTTTCAAAATGCTCAATATTTTTTCTTATTTTTTCAATATAAGTTAAAACCGCATTTTGAGTATCTATTTTGTCTTCTGAATGGTATTTAGTTTGTTCATCAATATATTTTACTATTTCAGTTTCTAATGCTTTAGAATAATCTATTTGAACAGGAGTTTGTTCTTCCTGTTTTTCAATTGGTTGTTTAACTTCTTTTTTATTATTATATTTTTTATAAGTTGAAACTGAATAATAATGATAATTGTATCCAGTAACTGCGGCTTTAGTTTCTATATTTACATATCCACAATCAGATAAATTTTTCATTGCTTTCATATAAACTTCCCATTTAATTCCTAATTTATTTTGAATTTTTACTGGTTGAAAATCTAATTTATCTTCTTTATCTAAACTAGCAATTGCTAAATAAACTCTTAAAGACATTGGTTTTACTTTTTTGTCAAATAAGATTTCATTAGGTGCTTTTGTAAATCCAATAGTCATTATTGAATCATCGAACTCTTTTAAAGAGTTTTCTTTTGTTTTTTTGTAACTCATTTTTATTTTATACTTGCATTAAAAATCTTGCTTTTTTATCAGGTGCAAGAACCAGGAACGCGGCAGCTAACCGTTGGATTGTTCCTGGACCCTGAGAAATCATTTCTGATTACAAATATAAATATATAGCAAAAATAAAAAAATGATATGAATAATCAAAATATTTTTAAAAAAGATTATAATATACGTAATTCTACACAGATAATTATTATGAAAAAGACACCCATTTTTGGGGGTGTTTTAACTTTCCTAGAGAGGGCAAAGACACCCATTTTTGGGGGTGTTTTTATTTTATATATAAAGTTAAAAGACACCTATTTTTGGGGGTGTTTTATATATCTGTAATTAAAAGACACCCATTTTTGGGGGTGTTTTAACCCCATTTTTGGGTGCATTACAATATTAAGACTATTTTTTTATGAGTATTACTTTCTATTCTTAGCTTTGAACTTTCTGATTTACTTAGCGAACTTATTTCTTTTTTTCTGGGAAGGTTGTTTCTTTTTTCTTTTTGTTTTACTTATTCCAAATCAACCAACATATCAACCCAACCTCCCAGAGACAAAAAAAGCCTGATGAACTTAATCACCAGACTTCTCTCAACGCCAACGGTCCTAACATTGGTTATTCTTTAATCTCGAAATGCATCCAATCATAATTCTTTTCTCTTCCCAAACTTATAAAACCGTGTTTGTAAAATATATCAATCATTGGTTTGTATTCAGAACGAGCGAATCTTGCAGTTCTAGATGTTTCTTTCAATAGATTTCTTTCAGGGTCAAGGTCAATTGCAACTCCCCAAGAATGGCGACTCCATTCAGTGCCACCTCTCATTTTTCTAAAATTAAAACAACCACCTAATAAATCAATTCCTAACTCAACAATTTTTTCATATCCGTATTCATCAAGAATATCTTCAAATACTAATTTTAATCTATCTGCAACTAATTTATGGCAGCTTATTTTATTTACATAAGTCATTTTATCCCACGACAAACGCATCTTATATGGTAAAGTTATCTGTACTAAATATCCAGCTCCTGTTTGCGTTGGTTTACCATATTTTGCTATTAATTCTTTTGTAGTAATCATAATGCTTATTTTTTATCATCAACAGTTAAATGCGCAATACTTCCAGCAATTGTTCCAACAGCTACTCCATAACCAGCAATTGCAATTAATCCTGCAGGAAGTGAAACTGGCAAAGTTAAAATAGCTCCAGATATAATTCCAACAGCGATTGCTGCATTTCTTATTTTAACAAAGAATTTCGCAGGTGGTGTTTTGATTCTAGTTATTAAATCGATTTGTGTTTTTGTTTTCATATTTAATATATTATTTAATTTTTGTAATTCGTTTATCTCCATTTTCATATTCAGCAATTAAAATTCCTTTTGAATCTAATGCCACTTCTCTTCCATCCAATTCATAGAGTTTTACAATAGGATTTTCTTGTTCTTTAATTATAATTGCTTGAACTTCTTCTTCAGGTTCATAACTCATTACAATTCCACAATCTTTTTGATATTTTAATTGAATATTTGAATTTAATGTTTTGCAAGTACTTCCCGAATATCTTGTAATGTATATAATAAACCATCCATTATTCGGAGCAATCCAATTAATATAACTTTGAAAACTACACCAATCATCATTAAAAATCTGAGGAATAAAACTTGAATCTTTGAGTATTTCAAGTTCTGTATCTTGTGAAGTAATACTACAAGTTTGAAAAATATATGAACAATTTTTCTGTGCATAAAATTTATAATATATTCTTTGTCCGTTTCCAGTTAATGAGGTCAATTGAGACATTACAGTTGGAGTTATTATTCCTTTTGATACTGATACTCCACAAAGTTGAGAAAAGCTCTTAAAACAATAAAGAATGCAAAAAAAAGCTATTAATATATATTTCATAATCTTTTCAAAAAATAAAACAACCCCCAGAAAAAACAATTTTATTTAACTTCGTTTAAATCTTTTTTTAAAGTTTTCAATTTATTAAAAGCATCTCCAACAATAACCCAAAAACTTCTATTACCCAATTTCATTGAATTCTCATTTAGAGAACTTATCTCATTTAATATCCATACAATCATCATCGATTTTGATAATGGCATTTGAATTCCCATTAATCCAGAATCACCAATAATAAATTTATCTAAACAAAATGCTAAAATAATTGATGCACAATATAAAAAAGATTTAGGTACAATTGAAAAGAATTTATGACTTCTAATTGATTTTCTTCCATTAAGTTTATATGTTACATATAACGCTGTTAAAGTATCTAGTGTGATAAATCCTATCATTGTTAAAAGTAATGGCGTTACAGGCAAAAAAAATGCTAATATAGTGGAAAATATATAGGTTAAAAATGATTTCATTTAGGTTATTGTTTTCTTGTTTTAGGTTTTTGATTATAAAGGGTTATTTGGTCCATATAAATATCTATTAACTCTTAAGTTATAATCAGTATCTATATAAACATCAGAATCGAATTTATCCATTTTAGTCACGTAAATTCCAGTTTTTGTATCTGCCTGTAAATATAAAGGAAAATCTTTTGCATTTAGACATAAAAAATCAGCCATTCTTTGCTCAAAATATTCTGCTCTATTATCAAGAGTATTTTGTAATAATTGAATAGATTTTGTATCAACTGGTTGAGAATTTTCACCATTTAAAGTTTGAACTCCTTTTGCTGAAATTTTATAATTTAAAAATGGTAAAGAAGCACTTGAAGCTCTATAAGTTATTTGTTGTTTAATTAATTCAACTAATTCTATTTCTATTGCAGATAAAGTTTGATTTAAAAATTTAGATTTTAAATCATCATATAAAAGTTTTCCAGTTACTTCTCTGGTATTAATTAGTTCGCAATATTCTAAATGATTTAATAATTCATCAATATCAACATTTTTGTTAATTGGAGAATTAGTTTTTAAAAAGTTTTGTGAAACGAAAGATATAAATGCCATTTTATTAATTATTTGGAGTTTGAGTTTGATTTGATTTAATACTATCTAATTCTAATGGAATAATTTTAAAATCAAGATTTAAACCATTTATATAAAAAAGTTTATTTATCATTTCTTCAACGATAATTTGAGAAGGACGTATTACAAATTTATTAAATGCTTCTACTTGAGTTGGAAAATCAGCTGAACCAAGTTTTCCAGGAATGTTAATTCCGAATAATTCAGATGTTGTTACACGATGTCCAGTAACAATTTTTGATTGAATCTGGTCTGCCAATACGGTAAATTGTTTATCTACTGAACTTACTTCAACTGGTTTAATTTCAGGTGCTGAATCTTTATCATTTGAGAATGTAACCATTACTTTACCAGCATTTCCAGTTCCCCCAAAACTTTGTTTAAGTCCTTTCACTACTTGGTCGCGCTCTTCTTGTGAATTTGGTTTACGGAAAAATTGAACAATCATACTTGGGGAGAAGTTATTATCCATTAAAGATTTATAATAATTTCCTGTTTGATATTCAAGAGCACACCAATTTAAGCAAGCCATATAATCTATCTCTCCGTAATATTCTTGAGTCAATAATGATAATGGAACATAAAGTAATTGTCTTGCTTCATCTTTATTATCAATATCAAATGCAGCAATTCTAGTATATTTCTCTCTTCTATTTGTCCAATCTCTTGAATAAAAATAATCTCTTACTTCTCCATCAATAAATTTACCAGAACGAATATTTTTTGGTGAAATTCTTTTTGCTTTTACCCATTTAGTTCTATCTACTGACCAAATAATTTCAACACATATTGCACCATACATTTCTAAATCTCTAGATGTTTCATTTAAAAACTTTTGTAAAGAATTTTTTCCATCAATAAATTTAAGAATTTGATTTAATGAATTTTTTTGTACATCATTTAATGAAGTATCATTTAAAACATAACCATCTCCTGCAACCAATAAGCTTTTACAATCTATAATTGCTTGATGTGTAGGTGCGTTTTTATATAATACATCTAAATAGTTTGGAAAATCATTGTTTATTCCATATGCTACAAAATCTTCATTATGTTTTTCTGCAATTGTTGGTGCAATATTTTCTGCGCCTAGTTTTATTACACTATTAATTAAATCAAATCCTTCTTCCTTTTTTTCTGGAGAGGTGTTTGTATTTTCTATATTTTTTCTAAAGTTAAAAATTCCCATTTTTTTATAAATAAATTTCGTTTATGTTTGCCTCATCTATTCCTACTGTAACAACTCTTCCTTTTTCTAATACTACTTGTGTTGTTGTTTCAATATTTAAATTACTTTGAATAAATGGTATAGGAAGAACATCTGGTTCAATAACTGAATAACCATATGAGCCAGTTGGGTTAATTGTAACACCTTCTAAATCAGTTAATCTTAAAACATTACCTTCCCAAATTTCTTGATAACATTCAGTATTTGAAAATATACCAGAATCTCCATCAAATAAGCATAAATTATAAGAATATAAAGCATTCGAATAGAATGGAACTTCACTTTCATAAATTTCATAATTCATTTGAGCTGAATTACCAGAAAGATAAACCATACCATTTAATAAATCTTCTGATAAAGTTTCTAGAATTTCAAATATATAACATCTTTCACTATTTATTGTATAAGCAGAATAACTGCAAGTAAATAATTTTTGAATATCATTTGCATTATTTTTGAATACAAATAAATAATACGGATTTTGTAATGTACTTTTCTCTTTTAAAGACAAAGCAACCATATTATAACTATTTTTTTCTATTAGTATCATATTTAGAAATATATTTGATATTGAAATTGTTTATAAAAAAAATATAACCACCCATCCCAGAAATAAAAAAACCCTCACTATAATCAGTAAGGGTTTTTTTGAACAATAATAATAGGTAATTAAGTCAGTAAAAAATTAACACATTTATATAGAAGTAACTGAACTTATGTCCTAAAATAAATTCTTACAATAATCCTGCAATAATTGCTGCATCAACTTCTGGTGCTGATGTAGGTTCTTGTGCTGTAAATGTAACTGAATAGTTATTAGCATCTCCTTTGTTTACTCCTGAACCACCAGTTAATGTTGTAACATAACAACCTTCATCTTTACCGAAAGCCCAATACAAACCATTTGAATCTTTAACAATAATGAATAATTGTTTTTGTCCAGCAATTAATTTTTGAATTGCTTCTCTTTTTGTTTTTTCTCTTCTAGCCATAACTAAATTTACTTCTTGAGCAAAATAAGTTGTTCCATTAGCTAAATCGATAGTAATATCTTCTTTAAACATAGAAGTATTTCTATTAAATTCGTATTCATAAAATTGTCCAGTTCCAGACATAATGATTGATGTAATTTCACCATTTGATTCTGTATAACCAGAAACTAGCGGAAAATCCGAAATGTAAATTTTGGATACGCCTCCCGTATTGTTATCGCAAGATTTTTCAATCCCACCATTTAATAAATCGCAAAGTGCCATAATATATTTTTTGTTTTTAAAAATTTAATTTTCAATAAAAAAGGAGAGAAATTTATAATCTCTCCTTCAATATGTATTTTTTGTTTGTATTATTTATTAGATAGCGTATAATACGATTTCATTAGAAATAACATAATCAAATCCAACTTTACCTTCAGCAACAAATCTAATTACAGGAACTCCAGTAACTGATTTTTGAGGTAAGATTAAGATATCTTCGAAATCTGACATTAAATCTGTCAATAATAACAAATTAGATTTTACAGCAGCAACCATTTTATTATCTGGCATACCACCAGCAACAATAATTGGAACTCCTAAGAAAGTTAATTTTTGCTCTTCAGAGTAGAAACCTGTGTAAGAAGCAGCTTGAGCTTGTTTGTAGAAACCAGCAGTTTTAGCATTCATATAGATAGCTAAATCAGCGTTATCTTTTACTACAGCTGGAATTTTATCGTATACTTTGTTTATTTCAGCAACAATAACTGAAGAAGATAAAGTAACACCAGTTTGTTTAATAACATTTCCATCATTAGCTAATTTATAAACTAATCCTGGTTCTGTTGTAAAGTTAGCAGAAACCGTAGCTCCTGAACCTTGCCAAGCGATAATCTCTAAATCGTTGTTTATTTTGTTTGCAACTCTATTCAATAAATACTCTTCAACAGTAGCTGGCATAATAGAAGCATCTGAATTAGAACCTGCTCTTAAAGCTAATGATAAATAGTCTCTTTCGAAAGTTCTTTGGCAATATTCCAAATTTACTTTGAATGGATGTGCTGTTACAGTTTTTTGAGATAAAGTTCCTTCTCCACCAGATGTAAAAGTACAATCTGCATCTTGTAAGATGTTTCCAACGTCTAATAAACCTAATTTTGCAGTAGATTTAACATCTGGAATTAATTTGAATGATTCTTTTGATGTACCTTTTAATAACGCTGCAGCATAGAATCCTTCTAAGTCTTTACCAGCAAAAGTAGTTGAATCAGTAAATGATAATTTAAAATTCTCCATTTTTCTTTTTTTTTTATTTTTGTTTTTTGTTTCTTTGTTTATTTAAATATAAACAAGCTTTTTTTTGTTGATTTTTTTTGTATTTGAATATCAATTAATTGACATTATTTTTTACTATTTGGATATTTAGGAACTCCACCTTTAGAGTTTGTTTTTTGGGTTGGCTGTTGATTAATTGGTGCTTTTACTAAATTTTTAGTTTCAGTATCATAATAGTATTTAATCCATTTATGAACACAATTTTTCCCCCCTCTCCAATCGAATATTGAATAATTATCAGTTCCTAATGGTCCCTGTCCAGGATTACTACCATTTAATTTTACAACTGATTCGTATGTCAACATTGAAATATTACTTCTTTTAGCAAGTTCAATACAAAATTTTCTTGAATTATCACTATAATTAGAAGAACCATATTTATCCGAAACATATCTATAAAGATTAATCAATTTTAAATTTGTAAAATCTGCGTTTAAAACTATCTTATCATCATTATTTAAATCAGAAAAAAATTCAGGATTATAAATATCCTCTTCATTAATTCCTAATTCTTCAAATGATACAAACAATTGGTTATTTTCGATTACAGAAATTAAAATTTCTTCAGTTTCATCAGAAATGATACTTTTATCTTTGCTTAAATAATCCAGATTGATACCAAATTTAAAATTAATACACATTTATATATATTTTTTGATTGAGTTTAATCTCTCAACAACTTTATCTTCTTTATTTTGTTTGATTTTTGAATCATTTTTAGAATCAATAGAAGTTGTAGCTGGCATAGCAGATAATTTTTCTACTTGAGCTTTTAATTCTTCCATTTTTTCAGATGTAGAATCTTGCGCTAATTTAGATTCCATTTCAGCAATTTTAGCCATAATTTCAGCTAATGCATTTTTTAATGAATCCATTTCAGGTGCAACGATGTCCAAGATTGCTTGGGGGTCAATTGCGTCTTTAGCTGGAGCTTCAGCTGGAACTTCAACTTGAGCATCAACTGCTAATTCTTCTTGCATTTCTTCAGCAACATCTTCAGCTTCTTCTTCAGCAGCAGATATTTCCGCTACAGCACCATTCATAACTGAAATTACTGTTCCATCTTCTAATTGGTAATCATTATCTTCAATTGGAGTTTGCATTGCATCATCAGCATAAATTTTTACATTTAAAGCTAAATCTCCATCTGTAAATAATGAAAGACCATCTTTTGTTTTTATTTCCATAAGATTTGTATTTATTGTTTTGTCATCTTCTGACAGGTTTACTTTATTAAGTTCTTCAACTAGTTCAATTCCAGCTTTAATTTCAACTGAAAATCCTTTTACTTTTTCTGTTTTAACTTCTTTTAACCAAAAGTCATTACTATCTACTTTTACTGAAGCGAACCAAGTATTTTCTGGGAGGTTATATCCAAATGATTGAGATTTATCAATAGTTCCAGTTAACCAATTTTCAACAATATAAGCATCTACAGTTTTATCTGAATGCATAAAATTAAATGAATCACTTAATTTATTTTTGTTAAATTTATCAGCAATTATTTGAATAGTTTCTGCATCAAAAACGATATTATATTCATTACCTTTATCATCTCTTCTAAAAATCAACTTCCCAGGAATTAATAAAGGACCATATAATAATTGCTTATCTTTATTTGCAGCAAACTCAAATTCAACAATTTCTTTCGATAATTTAATCCAATCAATTTCAATGGCTGGTTGGTCTACTAAACTTACTGCGTAAACTCCAGAATCATCTCCTTCATTAACTACAATTTTATAAGTTGGTAATTTTTTTGTCATAATTGTAAATATTTTTAAAGTTTAATTTGTTTATTTTTATTAGAATGTAGTTCTATTCCTTAAAACATTATCAGATTTTTGTGCACTTGTTATTTCATTTGAAACTACATAAGCTTTAATTGGCTGATTTAAAAACTGTTTCATTGCATCAACCATTTGTGAAGAATCAATGTTAACATTTGTTTGAGAAGCAACACCACCAGATGCAAAAGTATTCATTAATGGTGTTCCGCCTCCAGCTTGATTTATTGCATTTAAAATTGGCAAATATGCTTGAGTAGAACGTTTATTAATTATTGCTTCACCACCTTCCGCTTCTATCATTATTCCACCATTTGCGTGAGATGGACCTTGTAACAATCCACCTTTAGCAAGTTTTGGAGGTGTAGGTTTATTTTGATAAATTACACCAATTTGAAGAGCACCAATCGCAGCAGTTGTTCCCATAAGAAATGGATTACCAAGAGCTTTAATCATTGCATTTGCTAAATTTACAGAAGCTTGAGCTAAACTCATTTCCCATTGTCTAACCTCATTTTTATATTGAGCTAAAGTTTTTTCTCTTTCATATTTTACTTCAATTGCTTTTTTCTTATTTGCATATTCTTCATCTTTTAAAGCTTTATATTTTTCAGCTTTTGTTCTTTTATCAATTGAATCTTCATATGCTTTTTGTTCAATTTCAATTTTTTCTAATTCAGCATTTTTTTGGTCATCTAAAGCAGAAATTCTTGAAGCAGCAATCCTATTATAAGCAGCTGAAAATAACGTAATCATTTGTTGCGTAATCTCAGTAATTGAATTAATCCAATCTTCAGTTGAAGGAGGCGGAATTACAATTGGTTCAGTTAAAATAGCTTTTGATGCCTCTTTATATTCTTTATCATTTTCAAGAAGTTTTTGATTTTTTTCTCTATTTAATTTTTCAATTTCTTGATTATTAGCTTTTACTTGTTCTCCAAAAATTAATCCTTCTTCTTGATATAATGAAATTTTATTTTGAATAGCAAATTTATCTTCTTCAGATAAATTATCTTTTAATTGTGATTCTAACTTTTCAATTTCTCTATTTGATTTTACTATATTAGCAATTAAAGTTTGGTTTTCAGTTTTTATTTTAGAAATTTGATTATTAGCATCTTTTTCTGCAATATTATCTTTAGCAAGTTTTAAATCTTCAATTGCTTTTATTTCTTGAGCAAAATATCTTTTATTTATTTCATCTTTTAATTCTAATCTTTTTTCTTCAGTAATATTTTCTTCATCAATTGCATCTAATTCAATTTTTCTACTTTGTTGAATCACATCTAATGTTGCTTTTTTCTGTTCAATTATATTTTGTTTATTTTTAGCAGAACGTTCAGATGCTGATTTTCCCCATATTTCATCTAAATTATCTCTATATTTTTGTTCATCTTGTTCAGATTGTTTATAAAATAATGTATTTACTTCAGATAAATCTTTTCCAGCAATTTTAGCTATTTCAACATCTTTATCATATTGTTCTTTTCTTTTAGCTTTTAATTTATCATAATTTTCTTTTAATTTAGCAACTTCACTATTTCCAGAATAAATTTTTTCAATCTCATCTATTCCTTCTTTTCTGCCTTCAATCATATCTTTATAAGCTTCAGCATTGTCATCTATTGCTTTTGTATTATCATTTATTGCTTTTGTACTTTTATTCGTTTGTTCAACATATTGTTTACCACCTTTAGTTAATTTATTATCTGTTTCAATTAATTGATTTCTTCTTAAACCAAGTTTTTTAGTTGCATCATCTACTTCTACTAAACTTTGTTCTACTTTAAGAAGTTGTTTATCAAAATCTGCATTTCTATCACGATAATCTGCTAATGTTTGAGCAGATTTTAAAGTAATTAATTCATTAGCACTAAGTTCAGAATTCCATTGAGTTAATACAGTACCAGCCTTAAATCTGTTTTTTGTATATTCTTGCAATAATCTATTTTGCTCTTGTTCAGCATTAAATCTTTTTTCATTTTGTTTATCAATATACTCTTGATTTTTTTCTAATTTAAACTTATTATATTGTATTGTAATATAATCTTCAACTGCTCCATTTAACTGTTCTTGAAACATCTTTTCATCTTGAAGATTTTTTAATGTAGTTCCATATTTTGAATTAATTTCTTGCATTAAACTTAATCTTTCTTTAGAACCAGCATTTGTAGTTTGTAATTGATAGATAAGAGTTGTAAAATTAGAACTTTCTTTAGCAACATATTCATTTCTTTCTTTTTGAGCCTCCGCAGTTGCTTTAATAGCATCAGCTCTTTCTTTTTCTTGTTTTGTTGCCTCTTCACTTTCTCCACTCCATAAACTTAATGCAGCAACACCAGCAAGAATTAATGTAATTAAAATAGCAATTGGATTAGCATTCATTGCAGCATTTAATGCTCTTTGTGCAATAGTAGCAGTTCCAGCTGCAACAGCTTCAGCAGCTTCAGCAGCAGCTTGTTCTCCAGCTAAAGTTATTGCAATTTTTCTTGAAGTATTTGTAATAAATAATGAAGCAGCAGATTCTTTTTGAAGAACATTACCAATTGCTTGTAAACCTTGCAAAATACTCATTACTGATGTCAATTTTACAAGAGATTCTTCTAATTTTTTATTTTCACCACCAAATAAAGCAACAGCTCCTTGAGCTAAAGCAAATCCACCAGCAATACCTTCAGCAACAGATGTAAATCCTTCTAATTGTCTTAAATCATTTGCAAAATATTTTGTTGTAGCTTGTAAGTCTCCAATTTTATCTTGTAATTGACCAGAAGCTTGAGTTATTTTTCTAAATGCTTCAGAGCCTTCTTCAACTTGAAGAGCAGCAGTTTTTAAATCTTTTAATGATTGTCTAACTTCTTTTACTGTTTTTGCTGATTCAGATGCGTTAATTAATAAATCAATATTTATTTTTTCGTTTGCCATAGTCTATATTTATACTTTAAAATATTTGAAGTATTACTTTTGTTTTTTCTGGAGAGGTGTTTCTATTTTATATAATCAATTTACAAATGTCCAAGCACCCCCAGAAATTGAAGAACCGCCACCTATTACACCATTTGTAACATTTAATGAATTTGATATTGTACCACCTGAACAAAGTGTATAAACAGCTGGTCCAGTAAAATTGATATCTGTAACATCAGTATTTGCAATAATTGATTGAGTTGGATTAAGTAAATTAATATTTGCTCTATTTCCAACTGATGAACTTCTTAATCTTGCATATGTGCCAGAAAGTGTTGTATTTGGTGTAATTCCTTGAAATCCATTAATATTTAATATATTTATTGTATGTGTAACACCAGTTTGAAAAGCAATAGAATATGGTTTATATTGAATAACACCAACTGAATTAACTAAAAGATTTGTTAAATTCATTGATTGAGTAACATTTAATGCTCCAGTTCCTGCAAATATAATTTGATTATGTGTTCCTGGATTAAATGAACCAGTACCAATAGCACCATTAAAATATTTAACTTTAAATTCTGAAGATAAATTTACTGTTGATTGTGTTGCTGCTACACCAGTATCATCAAAACTTTCAAATTCAACTCCATTTCCATTTATTGTAACTGGTTGACCAGCTAATTTTATTTTCATTTGAGATAATGTACCTCCAGAATAATTCAATGTTGTATTTGCTCCTAAACCAATACCAATAGTATTTCCAGATAATGAACCTGCTGAATTAATATTTAAACCACCACTTCCAACAAAATTACCAAAAGATACAGTTCCAGTACCAGTTAAATTAATAACAGTTGTACCACCAATAGAAGTAGTACTAGTTGTCCAGTTACCAGAACAATTTATTGCATTTCCAGTAAAAACACTTGTAGTTGAAACTGAAAAATTAACAACATTTAAAGTATCATTTAATGTTTTATTACCACTTAAATTTAAATTTGGTATAGTTTTACCATTTGATGTTATTGAAGCACCAGCACCAGTTATAGCAATATTAAATGTACCAGCAATTGTCATTGCAGATACAAAAGTTTGTAATGCAACACCACTTACTGTCCAAGTATTATTCATTGTAAGTGTATTTGTATAATTTGTAAAATCAAAACTTCTTGCTGCTCCTGAAATATTCATTGTTAATTGACCAGATGTAGCTGTAGCTACAACATCATCAGCAGATGTTGGAACAACACCTTCAACCCAAGTTCCAGTTGCATTATAATTTCCTCCAGCATTTGATATCGTTCTAGTTGCCATAATTAAATTTCGTTATTATTTTCATAGTTAATATAATCAACAAATAAATCTGAATTTTCATAATTTGAATCATCTAAATAATCATTCATCAAATCATTTATTCTTTGTTGTATTAATTGTTGTATTTCTTCTTCTGTTTTATTAGGTTCAAAACATATTTCCCAATTTCTATTATCAAATTCAAACATAATTATTTTGAAATTTTCCTGGGATTGATTTATTATATATTCCATTATATTTTATTTATTTTTATGCTTAAATTAAGTCTTGTAACAGTACTTGCTGAATCTACATTGAATGCAATAATATCACCAGCATTTACATTTGTTGTCCAAGTTGATAAACTATTATCTTGATTTTTATTAGAAGATGATAAAGTAGGTTTTTCACTTCCAGCAATTGTATCAGCAATTGTTGGGGGATAATTTGCATATGTATCTTTCCATACATCAATCACACAACTCCCAGAAACATCAGAAGTCAAAGTCCAACTTGTAATTACGCCATTATAAGGTATTTCAACATATCCTTTGACCCCAGTTGTAATTGCTGAACCTCCACCATCAATTGTAATTCCAAAACTTCCAACATTAGCTCTATTTTCCCATAAAGTTGTTCCAGAATTATAAACAATAATATTACCATTAGTTGCACCAGTTGTTGCAACATTATGTAATTCTTCTAATTCATATCCATTTTGAGGACGAACAAATATTTGTCCATTTCCTGCATTTGCTCTTTGAACAACTCCAACAAAAACTAAATGTACTGGAGCATATTTTTTAATATTTGTAAATTGACCTGGTGTTTCAGATAACCATAAAACATCACCTGCTGCATATGAAGCTGTATTTAAACCATCAAGTGTTCCTTGAGTGATTATATATCCCAACCCATTTACACTAATTGATTCAGCAACAATACCAAGTGTTTTTGATGATGTTGTGTCACCAGTTGCAGACGCTCTTTTAACTGACATTTTATCACCACTAGCACCAAATATATAAACAACTTCACCTTTATTAAGTGTTGTTGAATCTACATTTTTAACATATGCATATAAACTTTCATTAATCTTACCAACAACATTACCACCAATCATTCCAACTTGAGGTACACCAAAATCACTATTCCAAGATATTGTTCCAATTCCAGTTGTTCCAGTATATGTTGTATCTAATGTAATTGTTTCTGCTGACAATCCCCCAGAAAAAATAGTTTCTCCAGTAACAGTTCCACCAGTAAATGTTCCACCACCAGATATTCCAGTCAAATTTGAACCATCTCCATAATATGTTGTAGCTGAAATACTTACTAAATCACTTATGTTATTATTTTTATTTATCATTTTTTATATATTTTATGCGCTATAAATTAATTCGTATTTAACTGACCATCTAATTGTTTCACCAACTTCACCAGTAACAATTATTGCTGCATTTAATGAATCAATATCAATAGTTGAAGTTGCTGTTGTATATTCACTTTTTTCTAATTTATCAACTCCTCCAAATATTGTAACTGCATAAGCATTCATTCTAACTGCTGCATATAATTCAGATAAATATGCTTTATCATCAGTTGAATTTATTCCAGTAACTGTTGCTTTTATTCCAACAGCAGTTGTTCCAACTTCTAAACCAGATAATGGCCAAATTAAAGTAGTTGGTGTAGCACCAGTTGTTTCAGCACTTGTAAAGTTTGTTTTAGAAACACCTTTTGATATACCAGTTGAGCCAAATTGAGATTTATAAAAACCATCATTTGATACTTGTAATCTAGTTACTGATGAACCTTCAACTTGTTTCATCTCAGCATAATTCTGGTCAACACTAACAGAAGTATCTACACCCTCACCACCAGTATTTAATAAATAAGCAGTACTAGCGTTTATATTAGATTCTGATAATCCACCACTTCCATCTTCAATTCTTGATATTTCTGATGTTTGTGTTAATGTATATGTTGATTGAGCATTAGTATCATCATATATATTTATATTTTTTTGAGTTGGTGATAATGTTTCATATGCATAATTATTAGCAACATTTTCAAGTGATGCATAATTTGCTATAATATTTCTATTTACAGTTAAATAATTAGTTTCTCCATCTGGTCCTAAAGCAGTTAATCTAATTTCATCACCATCAATCCTTAGTGTGTCTGTATTATCAATACCAGTAACTGTTGTTACTATAGAATTTGCACCAGAAAATACAAGTGTTTCAGCTATAGTATCCTCTGTAATATATGTATAATCAGTAAAACCAGATATAGCATTATCAACATATTCTTTATCAACAAGTGAACGATTTGTAAAATTAGTAGAATAATCTGCTCCATATTCAATACCATTGAATCCAGTATAGCCAAATACACTAAAAGTACCAGCTCCTAATCCATTACGATTCATATTGAATTCAACATTATTTTCAACTTGAATTGTTGCATCTCCAATTTTAGTAACACCTAGCATAGCTCTTGCACCAACATCATTTGTTACACCAGTACTAGCTACTAAATAAGTTCCATCTGAATCAAATGTTAAACCAGCACTAGCATCAACTCCAGTTGAATTAAATATACCATAAGAATTTGGTATTAATATATTATTATTACCAGTTTCATTTCCTAATACAAGTGTTTCTTCAAGTGTTTGTGGAGAAGCTACACCAGCTAAATTACTTCCATCTCCATAATATGTAGTTGCTGTAATAGCTCCAACAACATTTAAATTTGTGAATATATCAATTGCATCTCCACAACTTGATAAAGAATCTATTGTAACATCCCCAGAACAAAAATCAACAGTGTCTGTAAACGTAACTGGTCCTGAAATAGTACCACCAGTAAAAACTGTAGCAGTAATTCCAGTTAAATTACTTCCATCTCCGTAAAAATTACCCTCAAAATGATTAGAATAAATCGTATTTCCTGAAATTGTTGAAGCTGATAAAGCTGGTAAATATAAATTACCGCTCATTGTATCTCCTGTTTTATTAACAAAAGCTGAAATATCAACTGTAGTTGTTCCTGATGTAATTGGCACAATTCCAGTTAATGTTCTTACCCACATATTATTATCTGCAGCATTCAAAAAGAATTCTCCAACATATAAATCAGTATCAATCCAAGTTCCATCTGTAAAATCTGTAGATGGAGCAATAGTTGGAGTTGTACCTGATATTGTAGAAAATTTAAATTGAAGTCTAGAATTATTTATATTTAATCCACTCATTCTTTGTTTTATTTAAAATATATTTGTTGTTTGTTTTGTTTTTTCTGGGAAGGGTTTATAATTTATCTATTCCTCCTTTTATTAAATTCCTAGGACTCATCCCTCCAATATTTAAAACAGCATTTATTCCAGCACGAATTAAATTCGGTTTTTGAGCACTTCCAAATGGATTTAAAACTTCATTTACTCCTCCATTTATATAATTATATTCATCAACAAATCCATCTTTATTTAATATTTTTCCATCAATATAAGTTGAGTTTGATTTTGTTGCATAAATATTATTACCAATAATAGTAATATTTTCTAATCCATTTTCAACATAATTATTATTACCAACAATATTTATATTTCTTGAATTAGAACTAATTTGATTATTATTTCCTAAAACTTTTACACCAATTGTTCCAGGGGAAACATAATTATTTGCACCATTTAATTCAATAAAATTTTCTTTTTGATAAGTATTTCCATTAACGTTTCTTTTTGTAGCCTTTCCAGAACCAAAAGAAATATTTTGTAAATCAATTTGATTAAATTCTTCTTGATTTCCAAATTCACTTAATTCAGTTGATTCTGTATGAAAATAAAAATTAGAAATATCTACAAGATTTGACCTAACCAACATTTCAGAATCAATCGCTTTCCAAACAGAACCAAATCCACCAACTTGACCAGTAATAACTCCTGTACTATTTGTTTGAACTGAATATGTAGGTTTTACAATTAATGAATTTGATTTAGAATTAAAATATGTTGTTTTAAATAATTCAATATCAGCAATTTCTGTTATTGGATTGAAATTAATTGAATTAATTTTATAATATACTTCATCAACTTGAATTGTATCATAAAGTTTTAAACTTAAAATTTCATAATATCTCAAATGAGCTTTTGCTTTAAATAAATGAGAATCAATTGCAATTATATCATTGATTGTATTTTTCCAATATTTATTATATAAATTATTTGTAGTTAAATTTATCCAATTATAAAAATAATGCTTACATTTTCCATACATTATATCAATAGACGGTGTATTTGGATGATTTAAATGACCAGCATATGGATATTTAGTTAAGACTACATTATAAGAATCCTCTGAAGCTTTAAATCTCCATTTTGAAGAGGTATTAAGTAATCCGCCATAAATGGAAATTCTTGTATTACCTTCATATGTTTCAAAATATCCATCGATATATTCAACAAATGAATTACAAGCAATATCTGTATCTTTATATTGAGTAATCGGAGAAGGAGAAAATAAAGGAACTATTTCTAATGTTTCAGTTAAAAAATCATTTATTATTTCAATACTTCTTTCTCCATATTTATTTTTTTCAGTATTTGTATACTCAGTATTGTAATAATCTTGGTCTTCGGTATAATAGAAATCATATTTTTTATTATTTAACTCTTTTAAAGGTGTTATAGTGATTTCATTATCTCTATCTATATTATCAGTCCAATCTAATATTTTAGCATCAGATTTAGCATAAAAATCATCTCTAGGCTCAATTAAAAAGTTACCATCACCATCAGCAATCCAATAAAGATTAAAAAGTTTATTTAAAGATGTTATAAAATCAGAAATTTTTACTTTATCAGGCAATGTTTGAGTCATATCAATTGTATCTCCTTCATACAAATAAGCATTTGTAACAGTTGATAATATTGTAGAATTAGATTCAACATAGCAATTTATATTTCCATTAACAGCTTGACCTGAAGAATTTATAAATTTTGAAGATGCATTTCCAGCTGGAACAGTAAAATTAATATATACAGCATATTGATTATTTAATTCAAATACATTTTCATAAGTTAATTGAACTGAAGAAGTAGAAGAAGCAGCTCCAATAATTGTACCATATGGATTAACTATTTCAACTGTTTCAGTTTTCAATACTTGACCTGTAGTTATATTTTTCAATACAGCAGTAGCAGTCATATTTGGTCCACCAATCACCCAAGGAGTAGAAGAGGAAACTGCTGCTGTATAAATTACTTTTAAATTTAAATCAATTCCAAGATTATTATTAACTTTATTTTTAGGAATATAATATGCATTACTTTGCCACAAATTATTTACATCACTAATCTCTTGGTCAAATTTAACTAAAAAATCATTAGATGTAGTAGCAACCAAAGGAGACATTGTAGTTAATAATTCATTACTTGATTTTTTTGCTTCAAATTCTCTTAATGCTATTTGGTCTTCTGTTAAATAAATATGAGCTTTATTATAACTTATTATTAATGATTTGAAAAAGTCAGATTCAAAAAAGTCTGACGTATACCTCTTCCCAGAATATTTGAAAGCCTTATCTAAAATTTCTTTTACATATGTTGCTGGAAAGAAATCTTCAACTTGTAAATAATCATTTGATGAACCCCTATATTCAAATGGATAAACATAGCCACGACCTTTTAAAAAAGATACATCAACATTATTTCTTTTAATAGAAGTATCCCAACTATTTGTTATATTTTTATAATTCCAAACGTGATTATATTCTGAAAAATCTAAATCTCTTAAATATAAATCATTTAATTTTGAAAATATTGATGAAATTTCTCCATAAATAATAATTGAATATGAATCAACAACTCCAGCATTTTTTTTAATTTCAACTACTTGTAAATAACCATCAATAATTTCTGAATCATCAACCATCAATTGACAATCAACTTTTAAATTTGGATTAAATTCATTTGGAAAATATCCATTATATAAAATTCCTTCAAAAAATTTATTATTTAATTTTGTTGCTGGAATATCAAACTGTTTTGTGTAATTAGATTTTATGGATTCTGGATTACGAATATCACTTATATTATATATAATATTAATATCCAAATCTCCATATGTTTCTAATGTCTGGGAAGTTTGGTTCTTTTGTTTTTTTACTATTATTTTGAAATCCATAATTATGCTCTTTGAATTACTTTGTTAAATGAATCTTGAATATTTATTTTGTAAGAAATTAATCCTTTATTTTCTTTTTTTCCAATTGTAAAATCTGTATTTGTTACTATAATTGGAAGCTCATTTGTTTCATTTAATAAATAAACATCTGGTGAAGTAAATAATTCTTCAAGCCAAGAAGCTTCAGCATTATTTAACCAATCTGAAGTTAAAATTTGTTCTCCTATTGCAGTTGTTGAATAAGTTGTATTCCCCCTTTCACCCAAAGTATAACCATAAAAATTACTTGAGTTAAGAGTTTTTAAATTTTTATTATAATTATTTCTATCAATTGTAACTTTTTTATCTGAACGTAATGAAAATGTAAAATAATCCCAACCCCCTAATTTATTTTTGAATTTAAGACGATTTTGTGTGTAACTATAACACTTTGTATTAATCTTGTATTTAAATACCTCAGAAACCAAATTTGATGCAGTATTTTGTAATTCTACTGTATAATAATCAACTCCAGCAAAAGATAAATTACCAAGTAAGTTTCTTGTACCAGTTCCAATCTCTAATCTTAATTTTGAAACTAAACCAGTTGGTATAGTATATGAATATGTATTTAATAATGTTCCATTTGAAGAATAAGATTTAAAAACAGCTTTTTTTGCATCAGATGCAACAATTGTTGAATGAAAAAATGATAAAGTTGCATACTCATCTAATGAAATATACTGCTCTTTTGGTCCATTTGTTAAGAAATCTCCAACATAAGTTGTGTTCATTGCGTAGTTTTGGGGGTTCCAACCAGCAATTTTATCCCAATCTAACCCTCCATCAAACGTATATTCAGTAGTTGAAGTAGTTAAATTCTTAAATTTATATTTACTCAATGCATAAATACACCCTGGATTAACAGGACTTGTACCAAACCAACGACAATTTGTTACAATTACATTGTATTGAACACCAGAAATAGTCTTAGAAACTATATTTGTTACTGTCCATTCACCATCATAACCTAATCTTAAAGCTCCAACATCTTGTTTAATAACAATTGCATCACCAATATTAAATCTTGTTGGTCTAGAAACAGGTATTGCAAACCCAACAAAGTCACCAACACCTGGATTTGGACTCCAATAATTATCTGAAAACCTTTCTGATTCAATAAGTAATCCAGTTGCTGTTGAAACAAAATTACAATTAGTTAAAACTGAAGTACTTGAAACTGAAGTTACAGTCCAAGAACCATTGTAAGCTGCAACTGATGAATTTTGAATAGTTATCATATCACCTACTCTAAAATTATTTGTTGCAGTTGCATTATAAAATCTAGCTTTCCCCCCAGAATTTAAAACAGTAGTAAAATTATAATATCTTTCATATTCTTCACCAAATTTAATTTGATAATCTATTGAAGCTAATTCATTTGAAACAGCAGAAACATTTGTTATTTGATTTCTTGAAGTAGTTAAAAAGTTTTCAACAATTCTTCCAAAATCAAAAATACCCTTATTATTATAAGTTATATTTTTATTATGTTTTAATGTACTAACAAGTGTGCTACCAACATAAATATCAGCAACATATTTAAAGTTTGTTCTATTTATTTTTTCACTAGATACAACATAAGGTAATCCATTATACACCGGGTATAATTTATACGTTAATGAATTTGCTGGTGTATTTAAAATTGTAATTGCCATTTTTATTTATTTTATTTATTTTTATTTATATCAATAATTTCTTTCAAAGCATAATTTGCATAATTTTTTGCAAATGCATCTTTTTCTTCTTTTCCAAATATAACTCTGGTAAAATGTATTCCTTTAAAACCTTTTTCTCCAATACTTTTTGCTATTGGAAATGCAGCGCTTTGTGGGATTCCTTTAATTTTACACCAATCAGCTATATCTTTTATTGGGGGCATTTTTCCAGGTCTACGACCCTCATCAATAAATTTCCCATAGAAAGGATAACTTATTTCAATAGTATATTTATCATCTTTTAATTCAGAAACTCTTGCTTTTACTTCTTTGTATAACCATCCAGTAGCAATAGCACCATTAATTTGAATGATTTCTTTCATATCAAATTCAATTCTTGATGCTAATTTTTCTAAATTATCTAATAAATCTTTATTTGACATTTCTTATTATTAAATTAAAGGAACAAAACAAGTATATTTTCCATTGAACATTTCAACTTCAATATCTATATCACAATACCAACCAACACAATAATCAATAAATCTTTGATTAAAAGGAACTGCTCTAACTTCATTTATAATTGAATATTCTTCACTTCCTTGTTTCAACATTTGAATTACATCATTAACAATTAATAATGTATCTGAATAAATTTCATCTGTAATAGAATCATCACTTTCATCTGTATCAAATATTAATAATCTAATTGAATATATTAATGAATTTTCCCCAAATTTAGCTTCTTGAGGAATAATCCACATAATTGGAAATTCAGAACTTTTTGGACCAAACGTATTTACATCTTCAATCGCACCTGAACCAAATCTTTTTATCTGGATATGTTCATTCTTTATTTGTTCAAATATGTTAAGTAATTTATTGTATGTTATTACACTCATTTTTATTTATTATTTATTTATATCATTCATTTCCATTTTATAACTTAAATGCATCAAACAATGAATAGCAGAAAGCTCTAAAACTTGTTCCATTTTTGTTATATCCCCATTTGAAAGTTGGTCAATTAATGAATACCAGTTCCATTTTCTTTTAATTCTTTCAGAATTTTCAGCTTTTGAGTCAGCAATACTTCTTCGCTTTCTGTTAACAATTTCGTCTTCATCTCCATCTCGAATTTCTCCATCATCTTCATCAGATTTTGAGCCGAATATGTTAGAGAACCTGTTAAATAAACCTTTACGATATGATAAAAAAAAAGCATCTGAGGATATAAAATATCTAATGTTCCAACCTTAAAATCTTCTTGCCTTTCAATTGATGGTTCATATTTCTCTAATTCATATCCACTTTTTGAAAAAAACTTTTTATTTTTGATTGGTAAATAAATAACTGAAAATAATTTATGAATATTTTTCATTAATCCATCATTTATATATTCCTCAATATCAACAAGTTGTGCCATTGATATTTTTGACAATTCAATCATACCATATTTATTACCATTAATTGTAATAGTTGGAGTACTTTTTTCTTTTGGTTCTTTGTTTAAAAAATTCCATTTACCAAATTCTTCCATCAATTCATTAATTGGCATTTGTTCAATATTTGAAGGGTCTGTATTTAAAAGTATTGCAAGCTTTTCAATTACATAATCAATCTCTTCATCAAATTCTGGAAGTTCATTAATTTCTTGCAACTGATATAATTTAATATCAGCCCAACTTTTTTCTTTATTTTTATTTTTCTTTTTGAACATATACATTAAAATATTTTGTTTTGCCTATTTGTTTTTCAAATAATTTAATAACCGATTATATACTCTTTCTCTACAAGCAGTACAACCTTTTGTATATTCTTGATTATTTGGAAATAATCTATTATGCAAAATAAACATTAATTCTGTTTGATTAGAATCTGCATAATTACCTTTGATTCCCCCAATAAGTAGTTCGACCTTTTTATAAATATTACTGTCGTTTAAATCTTTTAAAAATTCTTTTACACAATCATTCATAACCTTCTGAAAATTTTATATATTAATTCTGACATTACTGATATTATTGGAATAGACAATAATGGAAATGTTTGGGGGAATAATAAACTGAAAATCAAACCTATCCAGACCCCAAAACAAAGTGCGCAAGTAATTAGCCTATATATGAAAGCTTTAAATTTACCGTAGTCATCATATTTTTCTTCCTTAAATCCAAAAAATCTTTTTATTAAAATTGCAGGTTCACTTTCAATAGCCAAAAAAGTGAAACAAGATACTGATATTATATTAATTATTTCCATTTTGTTCTCTTATTAAAAAATATATTCTGTCTTTTAATTGTTGCATTAAAGTATATATACTCTTTTTTGATTTATAGGTTATTTTTTTCCCATCTTTATCTCTAAAAAATGTATACTTATTTGTTATTTTATCGTAAGATAAATTTTCAATGAAATATGCTTTGAATAATATCAATTCAGTAGGAGTTAATAAATCAATAATAGAATCTATTTCCATTATTTTTCTTATTTGTTCATCTGTAAACATATTTTCAAATAAATCTTTTTCGTATTCATTTCTATCTATGTCAAATTCTTTTTCTAAACTATTACTTGAAGCAGTTATATTTTCTAAATAAGAATCAATTTCATCAAACTTATTTGAATATTTTTTATTAACTTGAGATGTTGCATATTTACCTTGAACATTTAACCAAGTAACACAGAAAGCTTCTAGCCTATCTATTTTAATATACTCAGTAACCTTATCTTGATTATTATATAAATATATTGCTAATTCTGCAATTAAATCTCCTGGCTCTAATTCTTTTCTAAATTTTAAAATATTCTTTGAACATTCAGTTAGATAGTTATATCTATTTATCAAAAAATTATCAATTGTTTTTTTATAACTCATTTTGTTTTTTTTTCTGGGAAGGTTGTTTGTTTTTATTTCCAACTATAAATATGCGGAAAAAAAGTTTTCTTGTTTAAATTTAGATATTGCGAAGCCGATTTTAAATCGTAAATGTAAAAAATTCCCAACTATCTGCACTAACCCCCCCAATATTTCTTTTGTAATAAAGAATACCATAACGTAAACCATCTAAAATATGATTCCATTTATCTACTGGTTCATCTAATAATACTTCACCTCTCATTTTCCATTTATAATTCTTTAACTCCTTTTTAAAATTTAAAGAATAATCATATATATACAATTCTTTCGATTTAACAGCATCAATTCCTTCTTTGATATTCTTTATCGCATTAACACAATTAAGTCCATTCTGATTCATCTCAGATATAATCTCAGGTCTTGCATAGTCACAGACAATTAAAGTTGAGAGGGGTAGTTGTTCATCTTCCAATATTTTCTTTACCCTTATAATTAATTCAGTTGTGGTCATATAACTTTCATACAATAATTCTTTTGCATAAACTTTATTATCAACAAAATCTAATCTAACCAAAGCGTTAGGGTCAACATAACCAAAATCTAAAGAAAGTAAAGTTGAAGAAATGTTTTTTGGATATTCAGAAAAGAATTGTTGATGATTGTATATTGTGTGATTATTTTTTGAGGGTATACCCAAAGCATAGATATTGTAAAAATCCTGGTCAACTTTAATTAATTCTTCAATCTCTTTAACAATACTTTGTTCCAAAAATGTATTATCCTTGTAAGTTGAATGAATCATTGTAGAGTCCTCTCGTTGAATCAAATCATAAAGCCAATGCTCTGTATCAGATGGATTAAAATCTGCAAATACCTTTGATGTGGTACGCATATTCAACTGCATAAACTCCTCATACTCTAATTCATTTGCCTCATTACATAAAAGTATATCCCTCTTACGTCCCCTAATCTTTTGTGAATCATCTAAACTAAAAAATTCTATCTTACTTCCATTTGGGAACTTATAAATATTCTCTGTCTTGTTGTGATTCTTTTCATTATAAATATTAAGGGTGTTTAAAATCTCTATTAAATCTCTATAAATTGTAGCCCTAAGAGAGGGGAAAGATTTACGAACAATAGATACTGTTTTATTTTTGTTTTGGAGGCAGTATATAATCATCAGTTGACACAGTGAATATGTTTTAGAAGAACGTGAACCCCCCTGATTAACAATGAAACGAATATCATTATTATTGAGGGCTACATTATTTCTAGTTAATACGTTAGTATGCTTAATTTCTAGTTCCATTTATAGATTGTATTATACTTTAATTCCAACCCCTGGTAATTCTTTTATCACATCAGGATTATTATCATAGAATTTATCAAGACCTAGTTCTTTAATCTTTTGAACTTTCTTTTCATTACTACCCACTGCATAAACTCTTGTCATTGGTATTCCTAATTTAGAAGCTATTGGATAAAGTGATGCTGCATTGTTTCTTGCTGATATAATAAATATTTGATTCCCCCCAGAACTAATTAATCTTTTAACTAAATCTTGAGTTGATACAAGAGTTAATGTATCATCATAATCAAATCCTATTTTAACAATTTTTAAAACTTCTTTAATACTTTTTATTTTATTATTTATTTTATTTGATTTAGATAATTCTTTTATTTTATCTATTTCTTTTAATTTTCTTTGTGCCCATTCAATACCTTCATCACCTCCCCAGGCATCCCACATCAAACCACCACAACCTTTATCATATGGTACATCTTTATATTGTTGATGACGTTTAAATGATGCCATTCTTGCTATTGTATCTCTTGATATGTTTTCACCATTAGCTAATTGATTTGCTCTTTGTTTACCTGTAGCTTCACCACAATTCCCCCAACCATTTTCTTCTACCCACTTTAAAGCTCTATTAGCATTATTCTTTACTGCCTCTGGATAATCATTATAAGATTCTGCATATTTATAATCACCAATTGCTATACCTTGTGCTATTGCTTTTTCTTTTGCATTTGGACCAGTGTAACATTTTCCTTGTTCACCCCATTTATATCCTTGCTCTCCATTTATTTGACATTCTTTTATAGGCATAACTTTATTATTTTATTGTTGTTTATTTTTCTGGAGGGGTGTTTCTATTTCTTTAAAGGTTTTCTTTTTCCCCTCGCAACAAGTTTCCTTTCAACTATCTTTTCAGTTATATCCTCAATCTTATCTTTTGCAATTTCAATAACTGCATCAACAACTGCTTCAAATATTTCTTCAAACATATGCTCAAATCCAATCTTTGCATAG